CATTTATGTCTGCAATAAATACCCCCTTTAAACTTAAACAAATCATAAGGTTTTCTATTATGTCCTAATTCTTTATTTACACCATCTCTTGACGCTTTGTCAATATCTTCTAATCTATATACAATTCCAGATTTAGATAAACTCATCATATTTTGGCAAAAATCCCTTGTTGAATTACTTGGTTTAGTAGAACCTACTGCATATTTATATCTAATCTTATAATTTTTAGAATCTAAATAACTAAAGCCATCTGGTTTAGAAGTTATTTCGTCTTTTAGTTGTTGAAATAAACTCTTTTTTTCAGAAATACAAATGTTTGCCCAGTCCTCGTTGCTTATGTCTTGATCTTCTTCTAATTCATCTACAAGTTCCCATTCATCATTTACAACTTCACCTTTTAAATTTTCTAATATTTCTTTGCCTAAATCAACAGATAGTTCTGGGTGTTTTTCACAAGGCATATACCAAACTTTATCACCTTCTATGTGTTCGTGATGACCTGAACAATCCATTTCTTTTGCTGCAGCTTCTGCTTCTTCTTTAGTTTCATAAATCTTATATCCGTCTACTTCTTTTAATTCTACAGACATTTTAACACCTGTTTCTTCTTCTATTTCTTCATCACTTTGTACACTTCTATCTACGTCTGTAAATTCTAATGGCTGTAACGTGATAAAGTATAGGTTTAAAGCAATATCATTGTATGCCAATACTTGGTCAAAGGAATCTATTAAAAGTTCCTGAAACGGTCTTATAACAGTATTATCCATAAGCAAAGAAGCTGTCTTTATTTCATCTGCATTATTACCTAACCCTGTTTTGTCTTTAATACCTAAAAGCATTGGACTTACTACCCTATGTGCAACTAATACTTTACTTTGTGATTCATCTGACAAGAATTGGTATTGGTTATGTGCATCACTTAATTGTACAGGTGTAATTTCTGCTTGTTGTTCTTTATTGTCGTTAAAACTTAAAATAAATTTACCAGCATTACTTGATCCACTAAATTTTTGTGCTATTCTTGATTCAATAAGTTCACGTTCTTGTGGATTGGGTGTTCCGTTATTAAAGTTAATAAGCATTGAAGGGCTTAAACCATTCATTATGTTGTTCAAGTGATAATTAGATATTTCTTCTTCTAATTCTGCATATTGTATTCCACCTTGATAGTCCACAGGTGCATAGTAATAAAATCCTGACTTGTATGGCTTAATGTAATAGATTTCTATATTTTCTTTTGACATTCCATAAGCAGGTATTCTTAATGGTTTATCACTTGGTTTTAATTTAGTCCAATCCTTAAAGTAAAAGTATGCTGGTATATCACCATCTTCATTAGCTTTTTCTGCTCTTAATGTTTCTATTGGCAAATGCTCAATTTGTGCAATTTTAGTTCTATCTTTTGAATAGATAACTTGCATAGCACATTGACCCATTAGTTTAAGGTCATAACTTAATTTTCTAACTACATCTTTTTTAAGTAATGTAATCATTTGTGCGTATTGTTCTGGCTTTCTACTTGAATCTGTAGCACCTAAACCTTTGCCATATATTTGTTGGCTAATACCATTAATACAAGCATTGTTTGTAGGGCTTCCATTGTAACGGTCTATTAAAAATTGAAAGTAATTATTATCTGCACCATATTGTACCCATTCTTGGTTTGGCACTTCAACAATTTCTGGACTTGTGTATGTACTTAAATTAACAAAACTAACTTCTGATTTTGAACCTTTTTTTATAAACTGCCCTAAACTATTTCTTTTTCTATTTTTCATATTACAATGTAATCATTATTATAAGAATTGTCTGTAATGTATTGACCCTTGTTTAACTCATAATATAAATTATCCATTTGGTCAATCTCTTGGTCAGTACAAAAAATTCTATCTTTGAATATGTCAACTATATTTGTAGTGTCTATATTCCAAAATTCATTATATAACTCCCAAAGAAAATAATTAGTATTCCAAAAGTTTGGGTCTGAATATAATTTTATGTCGTAAAAATGACCTTCAACTAATACAGGACTAAATGCTTGACTAAAAGTTAAATAGTTTCCTGATGTAACTCCAGTTGTAACTTCATACGTTTGTGTTACATTTGTACTATCATCTCTAATAGACAAAGTAAATTCGTCTGCATACGTTCTTGGTATTACTTTAAACGCTTGGGCTAATGTAGAAGTAGTTAATACGATCATTTTATATATAACGTAAGAAATAAGTTATTTTGTAGAAATGTTAACGCAAAAAAAAAGCACCCCAAAGGATGCTTAATTTTAAATACTAATATTATTAGTTTGGTACTATTTGATCAACGTCAGCAACAATTAATCCAGAATCTAAAAAGTATGGTGCTAATTCTTCCATTCCTTCCATAACTAAAGTAAATCCTGAAAGATCTCCTGCAGCTGCTCCTGAAACTACAGTTCCAGAAACAAATTCCATTCCGTTTTCAAGTCCACAAAGGAATTGATTTCCGTAATAATCTTCAACAACAACATAAGGTCTTGCAACTGCTATTTGCTGTAATTCAGCTTGTGTTTTAGCTTCAAGGTATGTTAATGTTAAATTTAAAGTTTGAGTATAAAAAGTAGTTCCGTTTTCTCTTGAACTTGTTACAGTTGTTTCAAGTGAAGAATTACCTTTAACATCAAATTGATACCAATCTGGTTGTGTTCCCGTGATAGTTGTTACTTGTTTAGTAGCAGAATCAACTGTTACTCCTGTAATACCACCAAAATCACCAAACCAAACTGTTTTAATGCCACCGAAGGCACTTTTACAAGGTAATTTTCTCCCTGTGTTTAATGTACAAGCCATAGTTTATATTTTTTTTATTAAAAAAGGGTAAGTAGGCAATAACCCACCTACCCTTATTTTTGGTTAATTTAATTTATTAAGAATAAAGAACTATATCAGATCCAATCCCGTATTGAACACCAGCAGTAAATCTCATAATCACTCTTACGTTTTTACTTCCGTCAATGTCAGCCATATCAATCAATTTTACAAGATTGTAATCAGACATTAATCCAGTTCCAAAGTATAAGTTAGATCTTTCTGCAGCAACTGCATAGTTGTTTGGTAATCCATTAGCAACAAAGATTTTAACTCCATCAATAGAAAGGTTTTCTTGACCACCGTACCATAAAGTACCTTTGTTGTCAATACCTCCTGCAACACCACCGCCTTGTGCGTTTGTGATAGCAGAATATCCACCTAATGCTCTAACGTATGCTTTAGCAATGTTTTGTGATACATAGATGAATAAATCATCTTTACCATAAAGTGTAGAAGGAATAGCATCTACTATCTTACCTAATTCAGCAACTACGTTAGCAGAATCAACAGCAGCAGCAGCAACATCAATTACGTCTGCATCAGCAGCCATTAAAGTTGTGAATCCGTTAAATTCTCCAGCTTGTGCGCCACCAAGATTTCCTTGCCAGACATTATTTTCAGTTGAAGCAGCAACTTCTTTTGCAACGTGTGCAATTAAGAAAGAAGCAAAGTCAGGTGGTAAGTTATCAAAAGCTGAATAGCCCATTGATACAGCACCCCAGTCAGATTCGAAAGGAGTTTTACATAATTCAAGGTTAACTTGAAAATTTTCTGGCTGTATAATTCTTTCAGTAAGAGTTACAGTTCCAGCATTTGTGAAATCACAAGATTCATCTACAATTAAACCAGAAGTAGCTACTTTTTTAATAACTTCTTTAAACTTTACGTTTGGCTTAATTTCAATAGCACCTTGACTTAACGTGTTACCGCTTAATAAAGCAGCAGCGATATACTTACCTGCAAATTCTCCAGCATAAGTAGTAGTAATAGTTGGTTGTGGCATAATTGTTTATTTTATTTATTTAATTGATTTAAGATTATATCCATTGTAGAAGGGCGTCTTTTTGGCGCTATTCTAAAATTTTCTTTTTTAGCATTACCTCCTTCTGGATTGTGCTTTATTGGAGCAGCAGCAGGTTTAGATAATTCTTCTTTTAATTGTTCGTTAACTTCTTCGTTAAATTCTTCTTTGATAGTTCTTGATTTAGGTTGTCTTGAAACTTCTTCTTGTTCCATTTCAACTTCATCTTCTTTCATATCTTTTTCACCTACTTTAGATTTAAGATCAGAAATAGCATCTTCAAGATTCTTAATTCTTTTTTCCATTCCTGCCCAGTCCTCAACTGCAGCTTCATCATCTTCTACCATTTCTTCTTCTTTTTCTTCTAAATCTTCTGTTTCATCTTTAGATTCTTCTTCCTTTTGTGGAACTTCGTCAGATACTTCTCTAACGTCTGCAATTAATCCTTCTTCTTCAATAACTACAAGTCTACCATCTTCAAGTAAGTATTCACCTACTGGCATAGCAACTTTTTCGTCATCAGTAAGAATAAAGATTTCTTTACCTTTTTCAAACGATTCTGCTTCTACACGAGTACCGTTCTCTAATTTTTGTTCTTCAAGTTTTACTTCTATGTTTAAAAGCGTCTTGATTTGGTTTAACATTTCAGTTGATTTCATAATTATATATATAACGTGTTTAATTTATTTTTTTGCATTTTCAAACTGTTCTGGATATAACACCAATGCCTTGAGCCCATAAAGAACCATCACAACATTTTCTTGAATAAGTATTTTTGTTTTTACATAGACAAGCACGTTGCGAGTTTTTAGGACTTGCTATTCCACGAATAAAAGTGTTTTGTCTACTCATTATAAAGAGCGCTCTATACTATTTTTTATATCAAGCGATTCTGAGCCAATTTTCATTAATTTTTGGCCTAGTTTATTTATTTCATTTAATCTTTGTTTCATAGGGGCAGCGGTAATTCCAGCATCCTCAACCGTTTTAATTATGCTTTTAATTTCACCGTCGGCATCAAAAAGTATTTTATTATAACTTTTAACATCATCTGAAATTGCTTCCATTCTTTGTACTAATTTTCTTCTTGTGTTATTTATACCTCTAATTTCAGTTTTAACATCACTATTAACTTTTTCTAAAACACTTAAATTAATTTGTTCTAATTTTTTTAATGATAATTCTATTTTTTTATTTGTTAATTCTACTTTTTCAGATTTTAATTCAGTTTGAATCATACTGAATACTTTGTTTAGTTCTTTATACATAATTAATTTTTTAAAATGTCTTTTATTTGGTTTAATAATTGAGTTGCTTCTTTATCTTGTGATAATCCAATAGATTCTTTTGGTCGTTCCATTTTATCTGCAAAGTAACCTTCTATTGAAAACCCTTTTACTTTACCTGTTTTAACATATTCGTTCCAGATTTTCTCATTGTTTACTTTTACAGCACCCATCCAAGTTCCTACTGGTACATTCATACCATACTTTCTTGATTTGTCGTGAACCTCATCTTCTACAAGCCAAGATTCTACCAAACTTAATCCACTTAATTCGTGTTGGTGTTCTAATGTTGAATTGTTTTGATTGCCTTTAGTCAAGTACATTTGGGAGGCTTTTAAGACAGTATCTTTAGAGAAGTATATATAATATTCATCTTCACCATTTTTGCGATATATAGGCTTATTTGGGATTAGTAAAGCCCCCATTAATATTTTTTTTTCTTTATCTATTTCTGCTAATTTAATTTCATCACTTTTTAATGCAATAAAATCTTCTTCAATAGCTGGATTTTCGACTATTGATATTGCTTCGATTCCAGAAGCATCTTGATCTTCATCTAAAATTAATTCGACTATTTTCATATACTATATAACGTATTTAATTAATAATTTTGCATTTATATTGTTGCACCTTCTACAATATTTCTTTCAAGCCCTTGTGCAGTTGTAACATCGTTGCTTACAACGTATGCTCTTACAGGTTGATTTGCTTGACCTCCTATTGCATCTGCTAATTGGCTTGTTTCTCCTTGACCTACTACATTAAATGCAGGTGGTGCTGATGGCATAGCTGGTACTGATCCACTCCCACCTACTGATGCTCCTGATGGTGGCGTTGGTTCTGGTGTAGATGTTATTGTTTTTACGTTTGCAATACCCCCTGCAATTACTGCTGCTGCACCTATAAACCCAAATATACCACCTTGTGCTAATGCTTTGTTTGCACCTGCATAAGTATCTCTTATAGCTTGTACTATTGCTATTGCTTTACCAAACTTTGAGTTTTTACCT